GAACTTTAGGAAAAATATCTTTTACCCACGCTTCTGTTAAACCAATTACATGACCATGCCATGAGTCGGGATTAACGTTTGTGTGGTTGATACCTGCGCTCTCAAGTTCTTTGAACTTGGTGAGCGAAACATACGGGGCATCGGATGTTGTTGCATGTCCACCTAACACAGCTTCAATACCGGCATGCACAGCAGTACCAATAGCAGCACTATCGTTTTGTGTTTTAAATTCGGGCTGCACGACGCCGAGTCGTGCTCTTTCCGGACACAACAACATGTCTTTCAACCAAGACTGTCGTACAAAAACCCTATTGGTTTCTTTTTCAATTCTCATTAGAACCTTCCTTAAGTCGTTTAACCTTACCACGCCGACCCTTCGGTTGGCGTGGTACTTGTTCTTTGCCCCCCGCTATCGGGTCTCCGCTACCCCCCTGAAGGGGGATTATATAAAAACACATTTGTGTACGGTCTGTCAAGCATTTAGGTTCAACACCAACACCCCAAACTATGTTTGCCATGGAAGCCACCCATTGCCGTGCTTTCTATCTGAATACAGCCATATTAAACGGGCTGACAACAGATTGATTCGTGGATAAAACAATTCTTCACAGCTTTTCAAAATTCCAAAAGCTTGCAAGTATCCGTTTGGATACCATTTTGAAGGCTTACACCAATAGGCATTGATTTGAAGAAGTCCATATGAGCCACCGTTGGGGTCTTGACTGTAATGAACAGCCGTATAACAGCGAGATTCACGGTGCATAATATGGTCGAGCATTTCTAAATCTTCTTCTTGCCAACCTGTGTCAGTAGCTAACTGTGCCCATTGCGGACACAACATGTTATTAGGCAACCTAATAACATCTTTAGGTGGGATAGGGATAGGTTCAACTGGGTCAACAATTACATCAAAAGATGTAATTGTTTCATTAGGGGGTCGTGGAATGGCGTTCCGGTAGCCCGCAAGTTTGGGTGGTGTCAATAACCACACAACACCCGCAGCACAGGCAACACCTACAATAAATCGTTTTAACATTATTATCTCCTAGTCAAATATACGTTTTCTGGGTTTACGGTGAGAACCAAACACAACACCACCCCAAACACCAATACAATGATGTTTGTAGGCAAAGTTATAGCATTCTTTTTGAACCTTGCATTCACCACAAATTTGTTTAGCATTGTAAACATTTGTGCCAGGTCCACTAGGAATTTTACCTTTAGTAATAGCAGGAAAGAACCATTCACTAGGACAATTTTTACAATTAGCGTCAGCGTAAATAGGTTTTAGTTCATTGTACATTTCTTCGCTAAGTATCTGTTCTTGTTTTGTTTTTTCCATTACCAACCACCCATTTCTTTAAATGATTTACCATTAACATCCCAACCTGCATCACGAAGAAGTTGCGACATAATTTCACAACCGGACTCGCGAACATAAGAACGAAATAGTTCTTCTATTTCTTCTAATGCAACACAAGCCATTGCGCCTTTGAGATGCGGCATGCAATCACGCACATCGCTATCTGTAAACGCTACAGACATTTGTATTGCCGCATGACGGTTTTCCATAATTGCTCCTTTAGTATTTTGTGATTTGATTTATCATGAATATTGTTGCACAGATAAACACAAGAACTCCAATTGTAAATATCATGGCATTTCTTCTGCTTTCTCGTACAACCAATCAATACTTCTTTTAACCCAATTTTCAATTTCAAGTATTTCATCATCGTCATATGGACGACCACTTGGATTATTTACATATTCATTAAGTCCATTATATATATAGTCAATAATTCCAAGTACATCGCTTTTGTCAGCTTTAGCAGTATGTTCGAAAGGCATTACAATAATTCTTTCTCTCTACAAATAATTGAATAATTGTTTTCGTCATGATGAACAGCCCATTCCATGTTTTTGTATCTGTTTCTGTATTGATAAAATTTGTTGTACATATTTTTGTATTCTTTTTCTGATTTGTTTTTTGTAGTATCAACTATCACCCATTTACCCGGTGGGCCTTCTTCAATAATGGTTTGTATTATTTCTTTAATTCTTTGTTTTTTAATAACTGGATTTTCAATATATTGCAATATCATTTTGTTTCTTTTCTGTCTATGTGTTCAACAACATCACGGAATTCGGTTGCGTAACGGTTGAATATAATTTCTATTTCTTGGTCAGTAAACACAACACCCTGCTGCGAGAATGTTGCAATAAACTCATTAACAACATCACTTCTTTTGACAATATCCATATTAGTTATTCTCATTTTCTGCTCTGAGTTTTTCTTTCAGCAAATCCCAAACAGCATCTGCTAAAGAACCTTTAGCCTTATTTTCATCAGTAACAATTTCGTCAGGATTATTTTGAAAACGCAACACACTGGCAACACCAGTAACACTTGCGCCAACAACCAAACGAACTCGACGACGCTTTTTGTGTTTTGAAGGGGCGACATCTGAATCGTCAAGTGGCGCAGCCCAACCGCATGTCAAAATAGTGAAAAACGGTGCGTGTTTAACAGCAGTTACCGTAGCTGGGTCAGCTAACAAATCATAAACATCACCCGATTTTTTAATCAAAATCATGTCATTGAATTTGTTTTCAACCCAAATGGAAGCTTCTGGAAGATTCCAAGGGTCTTTATAATCTTGTAATACTGAATTAATTTTTTGTTCAGCCGAAATAATTTTTTCTAATATAACTGATTTCATTTCAGTCACCTTCCATTTCTATGTGTGCTCTGTTGTAATATCTACCGTCAACCAGAATGATGTGTCCGTCAAGACGCAACATATCTAGCCGTATTCTTGTTTCGTTCATGCGCATCCGGTCATCAGAACGGGCACACTCCACAAGAGTGAGCCCGAAATCTGAATCAGAAATACGCTCAAACAACTCCCGCATATGCGGACTAATATTTTCTAACATTTTTAACTTGTTTGTATATTGTTTATGGTAATTTTTGGCGTCAGAAAAAGATTTGATTTTTACAGACATCAGACATCACCTGCAATTCCATTGTTTTCTTGCATGAGTGTGGAAACACGCTCAACAGTTTCATTAATCAAACCAACAGTTGCGATATTTAAACCACGCTGAACCAATGTTTTGAAACGCTCATCGGACAACAAATGCGCAACCAATTCTGTTTTGGCATGGTCAATGACACGACCATAATTCATCATGTTTGCGGCTTGATAGTTGATTGCTTCGTAATCAATACGAGATGTAATTTGCTGAATAAATTTTTCGGTCAATTTAGATTCAATCAACTCCGAAATTAGTTCACCATAACGTTCATCAAGTTTTTGTTGAATTTCACGAAACATACGATTGTATGTTTCGACATCAACATCCAAACGCAACACATCTTCGGTTACAAGTCTGATACTCATTTTTTACTGTTCCTTTCTTTTTCTTTAGCCAATAAAATTTCATACTTAGTTATTTCGGCAAGAACTTCTTCCCAACCGAAATCTTTGCGTTTAACTTTTCTTTTCATTTTTTTACGACGCTTGTTGCTTAGATTTTGCTTCATAAGAAATAGTCCCTTCTTTTTCATTCCAAACAATATATTTTTCACCATATTCATAATCATCCCAACACTCACAACTTTCCGTATTTGAACAATGAAAACAGCACAAACACTCACCACAATGAGTAGGGACAGGCTCCATGGCATCAACAAAATATTCAATGCCACAGTTATAACAAGTAATCCTTGCGTACTCCACATTGGAAAAATCTGTAAACACACAAATTTTTTCAAAAGTTTTTCCGGTTGGATACAACTCGTCTTCGATTAAATCTAATTCATCTTCTTGCGTCCAAGCAAAATCATTATCTTCAGCCAAAGAACGCGGTTGCTTCACCCATTCATAATCATCGTCGTAGTCGTAATCGTCCCAACCACTTTTGTAAGGATTACCACCATACATACCACGACTGCTTGAATAACTTGGATAACCCATAGGCGTTCGCATATAACTGAAAGCTTTATACGAACCATTAGACCACCAAACACCCGCATCCCAATGACCCAAATTTTCATTGATGATATACCAATCACGTTCAACATCTTCTTCAACAGTCAAAATAACCATTTTGTTACCAGAAGCCCAACGACCAACATCATCAAAGAAATTTTTGTTATCCAAAGCTTTAACACCACCAATATGTGGCAACACAATTTCGGCAAACAGCTTTGTGTCCGAACGATGGTCATTGATTGGCATAGTCAAAGGCAACATGCCGTTGTGCGCCAAGACGCTACGCGGATTGTTGTCAACATCAAACGGATGACAGTTGCCCAAATCCGTATTGCCATGAGTGGCAATACGGAAATGGAACAACGCAGCACCACGATATGTTTTACGCATATCAGACCAACGAAGCCACAACTTATCAAAATTCATATCATGGTCTTTGATAATTGCAACACCAGCATGAATAGCGAAACCAAAACCGTCAGGATTAGCTTTAGCAGCAGTTCTAGCCCGCTCATAATCCATATCAACATTGGGTGGCATAAAAGTTAACAAACACATATCACTTACCTTCTTTCTGTTCAAGGACCTTACGTTTAATAACACGACTAATAAAAGTTGAATACCGGTCGCCCTGCGACATAGCAAAACGAATCAAAGCATCAAACTTCAAACCGTCATGTTTCAAAATTTCATTAGAAGTAACTTGTTTGGTATACATAAACAAACACTCAACAAACTCCATGTATGCCAAAACCGTGTCAAAACGCAACGAAGGTCTGAAAATACGCAACTCGTGAGTATGTTCACCCATACGATTGACAGCAAGATTGCGTTCGTAAGGGTGTGGAACATAGTTGCCGTTCTTTTGAATACCCTTAACAATCTCAATTAGATTAGGTTTGTTAGGACCCCAAATGCTGTCTTGATTGTTGACAAAAGCGTCATAATCATATTTGGCATAAGAAGAATTACGACCAGCAAACCTAATTAATTCAGTTTTGTTTTTGAACATGAAATACAAAAATTTCATTTGATGTTTAGCATCAACAAAAGAACATTTTGAAACATGAATATGCAAACCGCAAGTAGAAGTTTTCCAAGCGTGATAACCATTGTTGCGCAAATAATCCAACATCTCTTTATACATGGTTATGTGTTTGAAATAATCCAAACTCATAGGATGAGAAACAATCTCAAAACCATGATTGATTGAACAATCATCTTTTAGATAAATGAGTGGCGCAGCATTGTTGTTGATGAAACTAACAGCATCACTTAAATAATTTTGACCAACATTTTCAACTTCCAACTCGATGCCAAAAACCGGCACATCTTTTTTGATGTGTTCGCGAGACACATGAATATCACCGTCAACTATTGTGTAAAACCTTGGTGAAGGTTTGTAACTATAGCTGTTAATGCCGTGGCGGTCATCATCGCTGTCTGAACTCCAATCATCACCGTCATAATCATTGTTTTCTTCACACAACGAGTTATAACAATTTTCACAAACCCAATCGCCGTTATAACGATTAGCGAATTCTGTACGCTCAAATTCGTAATCGCCACACGCTTCGCATTCTGTAATATCATCAGCGAGCCGTGCATCTTGTAACCGTAAAGTTCTAGGCATAACAATTCCTTTCGTTAGATATAAATGGATAAACACACAGTCGCGTTTGCTTGCGCGTGCGGAGCAGGCGCGCAAGCAAACCCGACATCACGACCAACTTTGTTGGTCAGGGTCAAACTCACGAACAACAGTCAAAGGCTCAACTGCTGGACCGAAAGTATCAACTTCGGTCAAAGACATGTCATGATAATCAAACACATATCTTTTCTCATTTTTGCCTACATAATGCCATTGAACGGCATCACCACTATTGGGCATTACATTTCTGCTAGCCCGCAACATTGCTTCATTAAACGAATCAGCTTCAATTTCGTATTGAACAAGTAACCTGACATTATATTTTAGTTTCATATTTTCCTTCCAAAGAAAATTGCAACACCCGAACAAATTATTGGCGTACACAAAAAATGCGACACCCGAACAGAAGAAAGCCCTACAGTAGAAGTGACGGTCTGCCAAAGGGGCTGGTGTTTCCCAAACCCGTTTGACAGACCATTACGAGGCATTGTCGCGTCGCGTAAGCGACCCATAGCGACAATGACGAAAACCGCAGTTTTCCAAGTTCTTGAAACAATAACAAAGGGTCCGGTGGACCCTTTGTTGTTGTTTCTATTGAAGTTGTTAAGCAGTAACAACTTCAAGTTTTGCCATAGGCTCAAGTGCTGGCTGAGTAATGGTCATCTGACCGCCAAGCAATAGTTGTTGCTTAGGATTAACGAGGTCATAAATCTCGCCGTCTTTCTCGTACTGTGTCTGGACATCGCCCAAAGCACGAACATCTTGTACAGTCAAAGTCACGCCTGCGCGGATATTGTGAGCTGACACAAGTTCGTTAGGCAACCAAGCCCAAGTACGGATACCGTCAACAACGGTAAAATTAACCGCCGTAGACTTTTTGCCTGAGCCACCAAGCCCTGCTACTACCAACTCAATGTAATCTGACATTATTTACTCCTTCCGAGAGTATCTAGTTATTGTTTTTTATTCTTGTGAGGGTTTCTTGCCCCACGCGAACGCGGGGGCAGAAACCCAACATGCTGTTACCTGTGAATGGCACCACAGAGACACTCAAAGTTGCGAGCAACCCTGAGGTTCCAAGTTGGGCACAGCACTTCTGATACCGACCGAGGAACGAGGTCGGCAAACTTTGCGTCTGAATAATCTGGGTCAACAGACATATTCAGCATCGGACGCAATTCATCGGGGTCAGTACCGAGTTCTTGTTTGCGCATATCAATCTCTAGCGCAATATCAGACTCAGGTTCTTCAACGATGCCATAATCGTCCAAAGCACGCTGACGCCGTTCGTCTTCGCGCTCAAGTTCATAGTTATCATCAAGAACAAAACTTTTAGTTTTGAAATTGTTCTTGATAGGAGTAACACGCTTAATTTTGGATAAATCAAGTTTCATAACAACCTTTCTGTTTGAGAAGTAAATGGTGCGCACGCGAAGCACGCGCACCATTTACGAATTAATAATTTTTATAATTACATCACCGTGGCAAGCATTTGGTGCGCAAAAGCAAACCAAATCTTTGCCACGCAACTCACCTAATTGCTTTAGCAATTCAGGTGAGTTCAACAAGTAATTCTCATATTTGAGAATTACGGAAGCCCTATCACCGTCTTTACCAATCACAAACGGGTTGCCCCATTTACTGGGGCGACCAATATAAACCACATCTCGTGGTTTATTTGGGCTTTTCATATTCCATACCTTCATACTTTCTCCTTTTACAAAGTGAACGGTGCGCTCGTTTTTCGGCGCACCGTTCACGGGTTTGTTTTCTACAAAGACTCCGTAAAGTCTTCTTGACTTTGAATGAACTCAAGGGCATTGTGTGCGCCATGCTCATCAGCGAGCGACCATAGTGCTTGAGCCGTGAAACGGTCAAGAACACGGTAAGCCCAGTCACCGTAATGATTCTCAATCAAGGTGATTAAGTCTTGATATGAGTCATTACCAGTCAACTCTCTGTTGAAGGCGTAAACGCCACGGCTTTCTGCTAGCAATGTTTCTGCCATCAGAATGTCTTCCATCGCAGTTGTTTGTTCATCATTATCGCATGGGTCATTGTTAAGCGGATGCCATGGATTTGCTATCTCTTGTTCAAATGCTTGGACATCGCCAAACATATGAACGCTCAACATACCTTCACTATCCATAACCATGTACCTACCTTGTGTCTCAGGAAGGGGCGAAATCCCCTTCGTAGCGACAGCGCAGAGGGGTTTCGCACCCGTCTCGTACACACACACACACCACACACCACATACCCCAACCAACCACCAAGGCTGACCGCTGGTGTCTCGCGTCGCACGGGTGGGGGGAAATTAGTAAAAGTATTTACAGCAATCTGTACGCAGACACAATGGTGTACAGGTTAGAGGGGGGGACAGGGGGGTACGGGGGGACTTTAACAAGGAACCTGGCATAAGCCAGAGCCATCTGGACTATTTTTTAAAAGTGGGGGTACCTAGCAAGCAAATAGGGTACCTTAAAAATTTTTATAGCGTTTGCAAATTTGTTTCGCGCCGTTTTACCTTTGCCACACAGGCTTTTGCGCAATATAGGATACCTTTGTATTCGCGAATTATGGCGCGTTTTGTTTTTTTGCCGCATTCTGAGCAAACGTGGTTTGTATCTGGTGTCAAACCAACATAAAGTGTTGGTTTGCCGTAGTCTTCTTTGGGTGCTACGGGTGTACTGGTGCTTCGTTTGGCTGGTTTTTTGCCGGCCATTATTTGTTAGCTGCCCACATGTTGTCTACAAGGTTTGGGTAGCGTCGTCCTGCTTTGGCGGCACGAGTTTTGGCTGCTGACCGTTGTGTTGGTGTAAGTTTTTTAGATTTGTTTAACGATTTTGGTCGTTTTTTTTCCCATATTGGTTTTGATGCCATTAGCAGTTCCATTTCTTGAGTGCTAACGCTTTGCGTGTTGGGCGACCTTTACTGTCTTTCATTGGGCCTGGCATGCCACTCATTCTAGCGCAAAACGACTTGCGGCGTTTTGCTGCTTTGGACCCTGGTTTTAGTTTTGATGGTTTTGTTGTGACTGCCATCTTAAGTTTTGAGCCAGGGTTTTGTGCACGGTAGGACGCTACGCCTTTGGCGTTGAGTCCGCCTGTGGGGTTTTTGCCTTCTTTGCGTTGCCAGGCTGCTGTTTTAGCCACGGTGTTTTGGGCCTTTCATTAGCTTGCCGTTTGGCATGCGATGATATCCTTTGGGTACTTTTTTGGCAGCTTGTTTCTTTTTTGTGTGCGCCATTATTTAACTTTTTTTAGTCTTGGGTTTTTTCGTTTTGCTGCTGGGGACGCTTTGCGGGTTGCGCTAGCCAAAATGGCTCCTGCGGCTTTTTGCGAAACGCCTTGCTGTTTCGCAATTTTGTTTTGTACTGCTTTGAACCCTGGGTGCTTTTTTTGCATAACTGTCCTTAAACCTTGACTTGTGTACGTTCAACCGCTTGCGCCAGAGGCGCCGCGGTTGCACCAGTTGGGGAAACCGGGTTTTTCCGTTTCCCCCCCTATAGTCCCCCCCAGACCGTTACATGTAACAAACAGAACATCTATTGATGGCAATAGAAGAAGCAACGCTCACAGTTGCACAACAAAATTATCTTGACTGGCTGTGCACCGCTCCCTCGGAGCGGGTGCCAGCCTCCAAAGCCAAGTACGCCATAGAACATCAAGTAGACGAAACCACGTTACGACGCTGGCAGAAAAAAGAAGTGTTCGTCAACGAATGGAAGAAACGGGTAGACGACATCCAAGGCTCACCAGAGCGTACACAAAAGCTTCTGGACACACTTTACAACAAAGCCCTAGAAGGTGACACCAAGTCAGCCCAGCTTTACCTACAGGCCACCAACCGTATGTTGCCACCTACGGTAACGGTTAACTCTAATAAGAAGGCAACGGAGTTGTCCGACTCTGAGCTCGATGAACTCATTGGACAGATTGCTGCCCATGAGAAGTCGCGACGTAATTTCAAGGTGGTGTAATGGGTCAAACCAATGACCAAATGTATGTTGCTTTAATGGCAATGTATCCCGAAGCTGGTGACACATTGGCTGATTTGCTGTACACCCATTGGTCTACTGTTGGGTTGCAATATCGTGGCAGTTTGCAGTATCAGTATTACAAAGATGCTGGAGCTACTGGGACAACTTGGGGTGATGTTGCCAACACGTTTTGGTCGGATGGCGATTTTGTTGTTTATAACCTTGAGATGGAAGATGGTAACGATTTGTTATTAGAAGATGGAGGTTTCATTTTGATGGAGGCTGGCAATGGCTGATAGTAAAATAACACAACTTACTGCGTTAACAGACTTAGCTTCTGGCGACCTGTTTGTTGTCGTTGACAGCGTTGACGGCACTCCTGTTAGCAAAAAGATTACGGCTGCCAATGTCGCTAGCTACATCAATAGTCTTGTTCCTGCCGGTGTTACAACCCTGGAAGGTTTGGATGATGTTACGATAACTTCTGTTAGTAGCGGACAGTTATTGTCTTACAATGGTTCAGCGTGGGTAAACAGCGCACCTGTTGCGGCTTATAACCCTGTTGAGGGTGCAGTATTCTCGTAGGGAACGATTTAACCACTTATTAGGAGATAACAAATGGCAACATTCACAAAATTGGCTTTACAACCAGCAGGGACAACAGGCACAGGTTTGGCTGTTAAGGTTGCTGCAACCGCTACTGCTGGTACAGCAATTCACACTGCATCAACCACGACTACTACAATTGATGAAATTTGGTTGTATGCGGTTAACACTTCGGCATCATCGGTGAAACTTACAATTGAGTGGGGCGAAACAACTGCACCTGATGGCAACATTGAAGTAACTATTCAGCCTGAGGCTGGTTTGGTGACTGTGATTCCTGGTTTGTTATTGCAAGGTAATGCTACAGCGAAAGTTGTTCGTGCGTTTGCTGGAACTGCAAACGTAATCACCATTCACGGTTTCGTTAACAGAATCACGGTTTAACCATGCCCAATAGGCGTGAACTTGGCTATGTGAGCGCAGGCTCGGTTTCTACTATTCCTGCGACTACTGGTTACGGTGTTGCTACGGGTGGCACTTCAAGTTCCATTACGGTTTCATCACAGAATTATACGCTGCTGACATTCACGAGCGACAGTAATCTTGTTGTTTCTTCGGCGGGTTTGTTTGATGTCGTTTTGATTGGCGGTGGCGCAGGGGCGCAAGGCGGTTCAAGTGGCGTTTCTAGTAGTGGTGGCGGTGGCGGTGGAGTAATTTCTCAAACAAACATTTTAAGTATTTATCTCGCAGCAGCAACTTATTCTATTGATGTTGGTGCGGGTGGTACTGGCGGTTCTGGTCACGGTGTTGGAACAGCAGGAGCAACTACTTCTTTAGGAACTATTTTAGCAGTAGGCGGTGGTGGGCGTGGTGGAAATACTGGTGGCGATGCTGCTGGCGGTGGCGGTGGTTCTAATGGAGCAAATGTTTTAAGTCTTACTGGTTTTAACGGTGGGTCTGCTAGTGGCGACAATGGAAAAGGTGGTGGTGGTGGTGCTGCTGGTGCTGGTGGTAACGGTTCTACTAATACTGGCGGTGCTGGTGGTGCTGGTCGTGATATAAGTAATTTTACTGGTTCAACTTATTACGCAGGCGCAGGCGGCGGCGGTGGTGGTTTAAGTACAGGCGGTGCAGCAGGTCTTGGCGGTGTCGCAGGTTTAACAACAGGCACAGGTAACAACGGTGTTAATTACGGTGCAGGTGGCGGCGGTACAGCACAAGGATTTAATGGTGGTAACGGCGCAGCAGGCGCAGTATTGGTCAGGTTCAAGGTTTAACTATGGAACGCCAATACTTTGCACAACTAGATGAGAACAACATCGTCACGAAGGTTGCTGTAGTACAACGAGAGTTCCTAGAAGCGAACCCGCAACGCTACACGGGTCGTTGGGTTGAAACCTTTTTTGATGCGGCAGGCAAAACTTATGCTGGTATTGGTTATTTTTACGATGAAGTGTTTAATGATTTCGTAGCCCCACCAAGTCCTGATATCGAGAGTGAGGTTTAGTTATGGCTTCTAGGTTGATGGGTTATGTTTCGGCTAGCAACACACCGACAATCGTTGGCACGGTTGGTCTTGCTATTGATTTTCTTGTTCAAGCAGGTGGCGGAGGCGGCGGTGGTTATTTCTATGCCGCTGGTGGTGGTGCTGGTGGTTTGCGTTCTTCGGTAACGGCGACAGGTGGCGGTGGCACTATAGAACCAACATTAAACTTGTTA